TTACAGCGTCTAAAAAACATCAAACACCTGGCGGAAACATTGCTTGATGACGAACAATCAAATTAATAAGAAAAGGAGCTTTAAACAAGGCTCCTGATCTTTTAAGGAATAGCAATGTATTTAGATTTAATATTCAAAATGGCGGATTATATTTCTAAAAAATATGCAGAGCCCTCCTCGAAGATGGTGAAAAGCAAATTTTATAAAAGATCTGCCGAATGTTTTGCTCTCGAAAATGCACTAAAAAGATGCTTTGATAACCCAGAAAGAGATCCGATTGAAGTATTAGACAATTTGATATTTAAATATTCTGTGGTTAAAAGCACTTGCGTTCAACAAGAGAACAAATATTTATATTTAACATTTATTAATGCTTTAACAGATGTTAAAGAACGTTTCGATTAACAAAAAGGAGAGTTAATAATGAATGAAGCTAAGAAAATAATGCCAGTCGTGCTATCAGTGCTTGCATCTGCCGGAACAATTGGCCTTGCAGTTTTGGTGGCAAAGGAAACGCCGAAAGTAAAAGAGAAACTTGACGCCAACAGAGATCTGAACAATCTTGAGAAAGCTAAAATTCTTGCCAAAGGATATTGGCCAGCGATATTAGTTGGAGCAGCCACTATTTCTTCAGTAACAGCATCTACGATTTTGTCAAAAAAGACAGAAGCATCGTTAATTGCAACGAGCGCTGTATTAAGTCAGGGTTGGAATAAATACAAATATAAAATTAAAGATATTTTAGGAATAAAAGAGGAAAAAACTATTACAGACCTTATATCCAATGATGAGTATAAAGAAAAATCAAAAGATATTTCTAAAAAGCAAGACCCAAGAAAGCAATTATATTGGGAAGAGCACATTGGTTTCTTCGAATGTGACCCTGTAGATTTTATGGCGGCGATAAACGATCTAAATCAACGATTGCATTCGCCTGAACCAGATGTTGAAGGAACATTTTATTGGACCACTTTAGGTATATTTGTAAAAGACGCTAATGCCAAAATATTCGACAAAGAGAAATTAAAGGCAGCCAAACATTTCGGGTGGACTTCAGATTATCTTTTGGAAGTATACGGCGCTCAATGCGTGTGGGTTCATCCATATTATACAAAAGTTTTGGATAAAACCACAAAAGAACTAAGATATATCAAAGTTGATTTTTGGGAAGAACCAATAATGTTGGAAGCAAATGAGATGTCTAGATTTGGATATAAAACTAGAAAGAATTTCGAGCATGAAGCCGAGTCGGATGAGCATTTTCAAGGAGCTATCGACGAAGAGATAATCATGGAAAAACTCGATTGCTCATTTGAGGATGATGACTTGGCGCATATGATTCCGACAAAAGCCACTGAGCTAGACCAAGTTATATATTCTGATGGAAGTGATCCAAATAATCCTGATGATACAAGATGGGGCGCTTTGGATATTCCAGATGAAAAAACAATACCAACTATTTAAAAAGGAGATAATTTATGAATAATCCATTTAAGTATATTAAGCCATTCGTCACAAAACACGAACCTGAGCTACTCATGTCTATGGGAATTGGTGGAATGATATTCTCTATTGCATGGGGGATAAAAGCTAGCCTTAAAGCTGCGCGAGTAATTGATAAATATAAAGAGACTTATGGCAAAGAAAAAATAACTGCTAAAGAAACTGTAACGTTAACTTGGAAGTTGTATTTGCCAGTGGTATTATCAACTGTAGCATCAATTCCGTGCATTGTAATGAGTAACCGGGTTTCAAATAAGCGTTATGCAGCAATAGCAACCGCATATACGATTTCGGAGGCAGCATTGCAAGAGTATCAAGAAAAAACCAAAGAGACAGTCGGAGAAAAGAAAGCGAAACAAATCACAGAAGCGATTTCTGATAGTAAGGTGAAAAACACTTATACAGGAGGAAATCAAGTGATTCTTACAGGAAATGGCGATAGTTTATTTTATGAGCCATTATCTGGAAGATATTTTAAATCGAATTGGAATGATATATTGAAAGCATCTAATGAATTGAATGCTTCGGCTATTGCAGATATGTCTGGACAAATTAGATTAAACGATTGGTTTGAGAAGCTTGGATTAGATCCAACTGATATAGGAGAAACCTTAGGCTGGGATTTGCGATCAAATCCAACGTCTTTGATTGATATTTCGATAAGTTCGCATATTACAAAAGATAACATCCCATGCGGAGCAATCTATTATAATAGACAGCCAAAAGCATTGAATGATAGTTTGCTGTAATAACCCCCGCAAAAAATGCATAGCTTATAATGAGGCAAAACTCATGAACAATATTAAGGAGGAATTTAAAATGGATAACAATACTGTTCAACAAACTTCGGAAATGACGAACGAGGTTGCTCGCGCAACTTCTGGATTAAGCATGAAGACTAAGGGTATTATCGTGATAGTCTCGGTGGCAACACTTGGAGCTGGTGTCGGTATTTACTTCTTGGTTCGTCATGTTAAGGCCAAGAAGAATGCCAAAACCAAAGTCGCCGACGAACAAAAGTAGTTGACGATATTAAATCTGCTATTACTATAAAATAGTTCATAGGGTTTAATGAGCTAAGAATTATGTTAAACATAGTTCTTAGTTTTTTTTTATAAAGGAGAATCTCGTGGAAGAATTCAAATCAAATTCAAATGCATCTAAACAAAATAAAGATGCCATTGCGCCATCAAAAATTCAACCGATAACAACTAATGTTAAGGTCACTAATCCAAACGATAAAAAACCGTTTAGGAAATTCTTTGCTGAAGATGCGAAAACTGTAGGTGGCCATGTTATTGAATCAGTTATCGTCCCAAGTTTACAAAAATTATTAAGTGATGCTGTAAAAGGGGCTATCGATTGGCTTATTTATGGATCCAAAGGATCTTCTGCTCCTAGAACCGGTGCAGGAAATGTTGTATATGGATCATATTATAGACCTCCAGTATTGCCGAATAATCAATATTCGCCTATAGGAGCACCTCAACAAAGGCCTTCTGTGTATAGTGTAAACGATGTTATGTTTTATGATAGAGGAGAAGCGGAAGCAGTTTTACAACGTATGAGTGAATGGTTAGGAAGATATGGAACTGTGTCAGTTGCAGATTTCTATGACCTAGTCGGGCAACGTTGCTCTTATACGGATCAAAAATATGGTTGGTATGACTTAAGACCAGCTCAGATATTACGTGTAAATGATGGATATGCTATCCAATTCCCAAAAGTTCAACCAATTGAATAAGGAGAAAAATATTTATGAATAGTTTAGTAAAAGCTTTTAATGAAATTAAATTCTGGGGAAAGAAACATAGTCCAGAATTATTAGTCGCTGGCGGAATTGTTTTGGCAGCGTCATCGATTGTTTTGGCATGCTTTGCAACATCTAAGGCAAGGAAACCTCTTGCCGAAGCTACAGCAAAAATTAATGAAATCCATGAATTGATGAAGGATGACTTCAAGATTCAAAATGGCCAATACTCAGTTCAAGAAGGACGCAAGGAATTGACAAAAACATATTTTAAAACTGCTGGAAAGCTCTTATGGATTTATGCGCCAGCGGTTCTTACATTTGGCTTATCTATCTCTTGCATTTTGGGTTCTCATAAAATTATGAAGGGTCGAAATATTGCATTAGCGGCTGCTTATACGACTCTCGAAAATGGGTATAAAGCATATCGCGATAGAGTTAAAGAAAAACTCGGGGAAGAGGCAGAAGAAGCCATTTACAAAAACATTACAAAAGAAAAGAAAGAAGTTGCTGATAAAAATGGCGAATTAAAAACAAAAGACATACCTACTGAGCATTTAGCGAAAGACTCAAATCCATACTCAGCATTATATTCTTGCGGAAATCGTGGATGGGAAACGAACGCTATCTTGAATTATGATTATCTTATGACTCAGCAAGCATATTTAAATCATAAGCTTCAAGCTCAAGGATTCTTATTTTTAAGCGATGTTTATGATACTTTAGGTTTTGATGCATCTATGCTCGGTGCAGACAAAGTTAGAGCATCTCATATTTTAGGATGGATTTATGATCCAAATGATTCTATGAGAGACAATTATGTATCGTTCGGTTTGACGAATAAAAACAACATCACTAAACCTAATGTCCAAAAGCAAATTGATCATAACGAACCTAATTTCTGGCTTGAATTCAATTGCGATGGAGATATCTTGAACCTTAGTAAGGATCCTGCTAAAAAGACATTTAGTAATTATGCTAAAGCGGGATGCTGTTAATGAATAAAGAAGATATTTGGGAAGCACTTGGTATTCTTTTGCTGGTGCTTCTCACAGTTATTATATGTGAATACTTTTAAAAGGAGAAAATTGAAAACATGAAGATATTTAAGTCCATCTTATTGTTTGTTCTTGGAGCAGGGTCTGGTTTCGCTGCTGGATATTTGATTTCTAAAAAGAAATATGAAAAGAAAGCAGACAATGAAATTGAATCTGTAAAAAGAGCATTCAATAAACATTTGGAAGAATTGACTAAAGATGGAAAAGTGAACGATCTTCCAAAGACACGAAACGGCTATTCAAAGGCCAAAAAGCAACAAAAAGAGCCGAAAGTTGCAAAAGAAACTAGGACTTTATTGCCGAACGATCCTGTAGACGATAATTATAGGGACTATTCGGCACCATATCGAACAACCATTAAAGAAAAGAAAATGGAGGCGTCGAAAAAAGACGGACCATATGTCATAAGTCCTGAAGAATTTATGGCATCAGAATATGAGGCATCAACTTTGTTGTATTATGCAGACGGAGTGCTTGCGGACGACGACAACAATGTTATTGCAGACTACAAGAGATTAATTGGTCCTAATGCTTTGGAATGTTTTGGGCAGTACCAGGACGATACCGTATATGTTAGAAACGATAAAGAAAAAAGAGATTATGAGATTATGTTAGATGCTCGTGAATTCTCTAAAGTTCAACCATATTCGAGTAACCCTAAGCATGCTCTTCAAGACGGCGAACCAGTAGATGATTGAAGGGAACTTGTTTAAAAACTTATATTTCGAATGGCTATCAACATTGGTATTTCCAACCAAAGAAGAACGCAAAGGGCATTCCGGAATGCTAGCGCTATTGCATCAATATAATTTTATATTCGATAAAAAGAATCATCCGTTAGATGAGAACCGTCTTCAAGATGGCATTTATCTAAGAACTATATTTTTGCAAAGAATGGATGTATCACAAGTTATATTTTCAGATGAAGAAATTTCAATATGGTTATGCCATCGACCTTGCAGTTGCTTAGAAATGATTTGCTCATTAGCGAATCGCATAAGTAATGATATTATGGCCGATTATGAAAATCCAGATACTATCGCATATTGGGCGCAGTTAATGCTATCTAATTTACATATTTTGGATAGCACAAATGACGATTATAATGCTCTCCAATATATAGGGCACTCTATAACGAATTTTATGGAAAGAAAGTACGCCAAAAATGGAGACGGCGGTCTTTTTATTTTAAGAGATCCAACTGTTGATGCTAGAACTATGGATATTTGGGCAATCATGTCCAAGTATATCATGGAAAATTATTATAATAAAGAGGAGAATTACAATGTTTATTAAGAAACATCCTATTATAGGAACTATTATTTTAGTTACGGGGTTTGATATTTTCACATCTGCAGTTTGTTTTGTATTCAGAAAAGCAAAGGAGTAATACCCTATGGTGGACTTTTTAAGGATAGCTACTCGGTCAACCAGAAAAGGAATTGTCGAAGTATATCCTAAGTTCATCGTCGGCAAATCTTCAGATCTAATGATTAAAGGTGGAGACTTCTATGCAGTTTGGATAGAAGAAAGAGGCCTTTGGTCTACGGACGAGCAAGATGTCATTGATTTAGTTGATAAAGAGCTTGACATTTATGCCAAGGAATGCAAAAACAAATATGATGATATGATAATCGTCCGTTATATGTGGGACTCAGAATCTGGCGTAATTGATACGTGGCATAAATACTGCCAAAAACAAATGCGCGACAACTATAAGCCTCTTGATTGCCAATTGATATTCTCGAATCAAGAAACCACTAAAAAGGATTATGCTAGCAAACGTCTTTCATATCCTTTAGAACCTGGGAGCATTGATTCGTGGAATAGTTTGGTATCACCATTATATTCTCCTGAAGAAAAAAGGAAGATAGAATGGGCCATTGGAGCTATTGTTACCGGAAAATCAAAGGAGATATCAAAATTTTTGGTATTTTATGGTGCTCCAGGGACTGGCAAATCAACGATAATTAACATCATTCAGAAATTATTTGATGGGTATTATTGCACATTCAGCTCGCAAGCGTTGACAAGTGGTAGAGAGTTTGCTTTGGAACCTTTCAAAAACAACCCTTTAGTGGCCATTGAGCAAGACGCAGATTTCTCGCATATAGAAGATAACACTAGACTTAATTCATTAGTTGCCCATGAGAAGATGATTGTAAATGAGAAACATAAATCTTTGTATTCAACAAAATTCCAATGTTTTGTCATGACTGGCACTAACAAGTATGTCAAAATTACCGATGCTAAATCTGGCATAATCAGACGATTGATTGATGTTAGACCGACTGGGAATAAGATTCCTTATTCAACTTATATTAAATTATACAACAATATCGATTCTGAACTTGGACATATTGCATGGCATTGCAAAGGAGTCTTCGAAGAGGATCCTCATTATTATGATAATTACGAACCAACGTTAATGATGGGAGAATCTAACGACTTCTATAACTTTGTTTTGGATGCATATACTGTGTTTAAGAATGAGGATGGAACAACATTAAAGGCCGCTTGGGAACTATACAAACGGTATTGCGATGATGCAAAAGTTCCTTATCCATATTCTATGCGAGTGTTCAAATCCGAATTGAAGAATTATTTCCGCAACTTCGAAGAGCGCGTTCGAGTCGGAGAAGATTGGGTCAGGTCGTGTTATTCTGGATTCAAATCAGAAATGTTTGTAAAAGGGATAACCGATGCCGATACAATAAAGAAAGAAAAAGAGGACGAGAAAGCTTCTATTAAATTAATAGATTTTGATATTCAGCCTTCTAATTTCGATACTTTATGTAGAGATTGTCCTGCTCAATATTCAAATGACGAAGGAACTCCTCAAAAGAAATGGGATAATGTTAGAACAAAATTAAAAGATTTAGACACGAGCAAGCTTCATTATGTAAAGATTCCTGAAAATCATATCGTTATTGATTTCGATTTAAAGAATGATAAAGGCGAAAAAGATTTCAACAGAAATTTGCAAGAAGCAAGCAAATGGCCTAAAACTTATGCAGAATTAAGCAAATCTGGCGCCGGAATCCACCTTCATTATATTTACGATGGCGATATATCTAAATTAAATAGGTTATATTCTGAAGATATTGAAGTAAAAGTGTTTACTGGTAACAGCAGCTTAAGAAGAAAACTTACTAAGTGCAATAATGAAACCATTAATCATTTGGCGGATATTTTGCCCAAGAGAAAGGAGAAGACTATGCTGAATTTTGACGCAGTTCAGAATGAAAAGGCGCTGCGTACAATAATTGTAAAGAATCTTAATAAAGAATACCATAGTGCGACGAAACCATCCGTTGACTTCATTTATAAAGCATTGGAAGATGCCTATAATAATGGAGTCAACTACGATGTCAGCGATTTATATAACGCTGTCATGTCTTTCGCTGCCGGTTCCACGCACAATGCACAATACTGCATCAGACTTGTTAACAAGATGCATTTCCGTTCCGATGAACCGTCTGCTCAAATAGCTTCTGACGATCAACCAATTATATTCTTGGATGTCGAAGTATTTCCAAATCTATTTTTGGTTAATTGGAAGAAACAAGGTAGCAGCAAGGTTAATCGAATGATAAATCCAAATTCAAAAGAGATCGAAAACATCTTGAAGTATCGAATAGTCGGATTTAATAATCGACGTTACGATAATCATATTCTATACGCTAGATTCATTGGTTACGATAATAAGCAGCTGTTTGAATTGTCGCAAAGCATCATCAATGCAAAATCTAAGATCAATGGCGGGATGTTTCAGGAAGCATACAATCTAAGTTATACTGATATTTATGATTATGCATCTAAAAAGCAGTCTTTAAAGAAATGGGAAATCGAACTTGGTTTACACCACCAAGAATTAGGTTTACCATGGGATAAAGATGTTCCGGAGGATCAATGGAATAAAGTTGCCGAATATTGTGATAATGATGTTATTTCAACAGAGGCAGTGTTCGACGCGACTCAAGAGGACTTCGAAGCTAGAGAAATTCTAGCGGCGATTGCGAATGAGTTGTGCCCTAGTATCCATTCTACATTAAATGACACCACAAACCAATTAACTGGACGAATTATATTTAGAGGGGATAAGAAACCTCAAGAGCAATTCATCTATACGAACTTGGCTACTGGTGAGAGAACCGATGGAAAGAAAGATCCTCATTGTTTCAATGGATATTTATATGAAAAAGGAATTAGTACATATTTAGGCGAAGAAATCGGCGAAGGCGGATACGTGTGGGCGAATCCTGGGATGCACCAAAATGTGAAAACTTTTGATATCGCATCCATGCATCCTCATTCTGCCATTGCTATGGAAATTTTCGGGCCAGTATACACTAAGAACTTCAATGAACTTGTTGATGTCCGTATGCATATTAAGCATCACGAATGGGATTTAGTCCTGTCAATGATGAATGGCGTTCTTGGAAAATTCATAGACAAGGATTCTGACGATGCCAAAGCTAAGAAATTGGCTTACGCATTAAAGATAGCGATTAACTCTGTGTATGGATTAACCTCAGCACACTTTGCAAATCTGTTTAAAGATCCGAGAAACATCGATAATATTGTTGCCAAACGAGGTGCATTATTTATGTGTCAACTTAAGCATGATATTCAGAAGATGGGTGGGGATGTCATACATATTAAAACAGATTCTATCAAAGTCTCGAATCCAACAAAGGAAATCGAGAATTATATTCTTAAAAAGGGCAAAGAATACGGATATACATTCGAAGTAGAGTCAATTTATGAACGAATCTGCTTGGTAAATAATGCTGTATATATTGCTCGCTGCTCTTTAGACAAGGAAAATGGAAAAGAAGCCGGTCATTGGACTGCAACCGGCGCTCAATTCCAAATTCCATACGTGTTCAAGAAATGTTTTAGCCACGAAAAGATCGAGTTCAAAGATCTTTGCGAGACTAAAGAAGTGAAGACCGTTATGTATTTGGATATGAATGAAAATCTTCCAGAAGGAGAACATTCATTAAAATTCATAGGAAAAGTCGGTTTATTCAGTCCGATCAAAAAAGGTTTTGGTGGTGGGGAATTAGTCAAAGAATCTAAAAAGAAAGATGATAATATTGGTTATGATGCCGTCACTGGAACAAAAGGGTATCGATGGCTTGAATCCGAAGAAGTCATTAAGCAACATAAAGAAAATGATATCGATATGTCTTATTATGATAGTTTGGTTAACGAAGCTATTGATACAATATCCACTTATGGGGATTATGAGTGGTTTGCTAGCGTCGAATAAACGCATTTTATCCCGAAAACATATTTAATAGGAGAAATAAAATTATGAGTAGACTAGTTGAACAATCTTTAGAAAATTTAAGCAAGAGCGAATTTATCTTCCATGATAACAAAACTCTTGAAGTCAGAAATGCAGTTCTTATTTGGACTAACTTTCAAGGAAAAGCAAACCGTTTTGGAAATACGACCAAGAATTTTAATCTTGTCATTAATGAAGAAGTGAAAAATACTTTAGAAGCAGACAAGAGTAAAGAATTCACCATTCATTCTATTGGCGGCGAAGGAACAGATGATCCGATCATGTATTTTATCAATGTCAAGATTAATATGAATTCTGCATATCCTCCATCGGTCACTTTATTTACTGATTTCCGCGGAGTTAAGAGCAGAACTGTTCTTGATGATACCACAATTGAGTGCCTTGATCGAATCAATATTGAATCCGCAGATTGCATCATCAATCTTTATGAATCTAAAATGCATCCTGGCAAAGTTTCTGGATATTTGAGAAAACTCAATGTTATCCAAAACAAGGAATCTGCGTTTGGCGGCAAATATGATGAATGGGAAATTCCGCAAGTCAATTCTGAATTGCAAAAAGCCAATGAAGACCTTGCATTAATGGATGATCCCGCGAATCCATTAGGTAAATAGTGTGGCATTTAGTTTGATGGCTACTGTAAAGCTAAGAGATAATCAAGCGGACGCCGTTAAACGCATGCATACTGGTTGCATATTATGGGGAGGAGTTGGATCTGGCAAATCCATAACCTCCCTTGCCTACTATTATACTCAGTATGGAGGCCAAACGAATACACAAAATTATGTTCGAATGGTTAACCCGCCTGATTTATATATTATAACAACTGCCCATAAACGAGATTTGTTAGAATGGGAAGGGGAATTGGCCAAATTCTATCTTTCGCCAGATCCTAAAGTCAATTTATATTCTAATAAAATAGTCATAGATAGTTGGAATAATATAAAAAAATACACTGATGTTAAAAATGCGTTCTTCATATTCGATGAGCAAAGACTTGTTGGGTATGGAGCATGGGTCAAAGCTTTCTTCAAGATTGCTGCAAATAATAAATGGATATTATTGTCTGCTACTCCTGGTGATAGTTGGTCGGATTATATGCCAGTGTTTATTGCAAATGGTTTCTTTAAAAACAAAACCGATTTTGAAAGAAAACATGTGGTGTTCAATCCTTTTATTAAATACAAATCTGTATTAAGATATACTAACGAAGGGGTATTGATTAAGATGCGGAATAGGATATTAGTGAAGATGGACGATTCTGGTCGCGAAACCATTCGGCATTACGAAACGGTAATGGTAACTTATGACAGAGATAAATACGATATTGTTGGACAAGATCGATGGGATATTTACAACAACAAGCCTATCGAAAACGCCTCTGCATATTGCTATTCACTGCATAAGGTCGTCAATTCTGATCCTAGTAGATGCTCTGCGATAATTCATATTATGGATCATCATCCGAAAGTCATTATATTTTACAATTATGATTACGAGTTGATGATATTACGAAATTTATTTAAAGATTTCAAGAATGTTGCTGAATGGAACGGTCATAAGCATGAACCTCTTCCGACCGGCAATTCTTGGGTATTTTTGGTGCAGTATACATCTGGTTGCGAAGGATGGAATTGCACGACAACCGATACAATAATATTTTATTCGCAAAATTACTCATATAAAGTCATGGAGCAAGCAGCTGGTCGCATCGACCGTATGAACACTCCTTATAAAGATCTATACTACTTCTATTTAAAATCTACAGCTAAGATTGACAAAGCTATTTCAATTGCTCTTAGCAAAAAGAAAAAATTCAATGAGAAAGCATTTGCTATTGATTTTACAAAGCATCCGCAGCAATTGAAACTTTTTTATTTAGATAAACAAAATAGAGCATTCGATCCTAATAAAGACTGCGAAAGCCATGATTCATGGAGTAGTCCTATAAATTATTAAAAAAAAAAGGAGAATTATTATGAATAAAACAAAATTTGGGCTGGCATTGGAAAATTTCACAGTTAAATGTGGAGTATTTATTGGATGCCGCAAATGGCTATATTATCTATTGAATTTCACATGGGGGATTCTTGGCACTTTAATCGGTGCTTTAGTATGGCTTGTATTGCTTCCATGGAAACTTCCGTCCAAAGAAAAAACATTCTTAGGAGCAGTCAAAACACCGCTCGTTATGCGTAGTCTTACAATTAAGTCTAAAAAAGAAATTAAATATAATTGGGGTTTTAGCGTAGGATTGTTTTATTTTGTTTCAATGGGAGCAAGGGACTCAATACCGCTTAATTCCCATGAGGCAGGACATTCCTATCAAAACGCATTATTTGGGCCATTTCAGTTATTTATCTTGTTAGCCAGCGTCATTCGATTCTGGGTTAGGCATATTTCTGAAATGTGCGGAAAGAAACCGATAACTTCATACGATAGTATTTGGTTTGAAAAAAGCGCAAGCACTATTGGAAATACGTTATTTATAACCAAACATTCGAGCAATAAAAAAAAGTAGTTTATATTATTTATCTGGAAGGAAAACCATCTAAACCCGTCTACACGATGCTAGAAGATTTTCTTTTATTCGATTAGATACCTCCTTTTGTTGTTATTAAGTGTAGATCAATATAGTAAAGGAGATCTTCTAGCATTTACATTACGTCCTATAGCTCAGAAGGTTAGAGTGAACGCCTTATAAGCGCTAGGTCATTGGTTCAAATCCAATTAGGACGACCATTTATATTATAAAGGAGATTAAAAATGGCATTAGAAAACGACTGTACTTTTCTTGAACAAGAGCGCGAACAGCACCGAGGAAATGTATATCATCCAATATACTATATTCCAAAAAATCAATCCGAAAAAAGAGATATTTGGCCGGGTTTGATGGAAGATTCAGATATTTATCCGCGTTTAAAAAAATTTGGGAATACTATAATGAGCTATAAGCATTGCGAAATATTGGTTCGCCATGTATGGCATATGTATTTTTCAAAGCATTTTCCAAAAGATGCTCGAACAAACAAAAAATACGAAAATAAATACAATTTCTGTTTACAAATGATTGAAAAGTATATAGCTGAGCATCTGGGCATGCCAGTTCGGCTACGATATGTTGTGTCTCAAAAAGCACAATTCAATAACAATGGAACTATATATTACGTTCCTTATAATCCGACATCAGAAATGACTGGTGATTTCTGGGTGATTGAAGTTATAAAATAGTGCTAAAAACCTTGTCAAAAATGTTTTAAAAAGTGGCACAAAAGTGGCACAAAACCGGTTTTGTGAGTGATTTAGCAATGAATTGTAAAGATTTCTCTCAGAAAAAAGTGGCACAAACAGGATTTGACAAGGTTTTTGACAAGGAAATGTTTGCCGAAAAACCCAGTATTTATCGGCATTTTTAAGCAATTGTAAAGATTCTGTGTCAAATGTCAAAAATTTTCTTATTTTTTATTAAATTTTATTTTTTTTTTATAAAAATAAATATAAGAAAAAAGTGGCAAAAGTGGCACAAAGTACTTTTTGCAATAAAATGTGTGCGATTGGAGTTCCAAATGAAAACATTGAAAATTAAGAAGATTAAAAAAAATTGGCATGATATTACGCCAATGATAAGCTATTACGATTATATAGAAGATCGTGAGTATGTTGTGCAAATGACTGAAAAAGAATACTTTGATTATATTCGATGAAAAGGAGAAAAAAAAGATGAAAAATGATGAACAAACTAAAGAAAGCATATATATTATTGTGACTGATAAAAAACATAAGTTTAGAAAAATATATGTGATTTCTGAAAATAACGAGCCACTAAAAATAGATGACAATTTATCCAATTCTGAATTCTTTATGTTTACTAAAAAACAATTTGGAAAAATGATTGAAAATGGATTAAGAGGATACATGCAACCTATAACAGGAATCATTAACAATGGACCTATTGAACTGCCAAATGGAGATATTGGCTATATAAAGGACCCATCAATTAAACTGTGCTCCGATAAAGAAGATGCGACGCGCACATCTGGTTTCAATGGAAAAAGTATTATTATGAATGATTTTTTAAAGAAAGGACGCCAATAATGGCTAGTGACTATTCTGTTGAGTTAGTTAAATATCCAAGCAATGAAGACTGGCTATGGTGCAAGCAATGTACATTAAATACCGTTGGTAAAATCACAACTAAAGAGCCTGCTGCTGATTGGAAAGAAAAATTGTTGTTAGCGGAGCATTCTCCGATTCGAGAGCTTTGGTTTGGATTTAGGTTAAAAGTTCCATATTGGGTTAGTGTGCATTTTGTTCGTCATCATATTGGCATTAATCACTACGTTCAAAGTCAACGAAATGATCGACAAAATAATTATGATCGATTTACTGCCCCGCAAGGACAGATAGTTTCACATATAATTTCTGTAAACGCTGCTGAGTTAGTTCAAATGGCGCATAAAAGATTATGCAAACAAGCAAGTCTGGAAACGAGAATGGTAATGAAAGCAATGTGTGATGAAGTTATAAAAAAATGCCCAGAATTTAAAAAAGTACTAATACCATTATGCGAATATCGAAATGGATTATGTACTGAAATGTTTCCATGTGGAAAATATTCTAAAAAAGGAGAAATAAAATGATTGGAGTTTATATTGTTTTAGCGCTTATATTTGGTAGTGGAGTTTATTTGATATTCTCTGGCTCAATACTTCCTACTATAATACAAAACTTCCCAATAGGAATTGTCGTTGCAAATATTATATGTGGCGTTATTCTGGTTTTATTTTCATTTGCATTAACATTATGTGCAATAAAAGATAAAAATAACAAACATGAAAACTTTTGATTGCAATTCGCAAAAAATGCATATATTATAATGAAAGAGCTATTATTTAGCTCGCTCAAAAGCTTTAGTATGAATTGTTTAGAGCAACATCTAACATAGTAAGAACCTAGCATTAAGAGAATCTGAGTACCATCGCAAATGATACAAGGATTCTTTTTCTTTATCTTTTTATAACTCGCAAAAAAAACATGGCTTCTTATGGAGAGAGAAATGAATGTCGACTTTTATAAGTATATTTTACATACATTTCTTATTTTTTTTGTTGGAGGAGTTAAAAATGCCTAGAAAAAAGATCTACAAATGCGAGTCTGATTATCAGGCAGACTTAATCAAAACAATAAAAAATGATCTTGGAACCGATGATTTAGATATTTTGAAAAATGATGCAGACTATCGGCAAGGAATACCGGATTTGCTTATTGTATATAAAGATCGTCATGCTTATTTAGAGGCAAAAATTTCAGAAAGTGCTCCTCATAGGCCAAACCAAGATTTTTATATAGAAAAAGCAAAACGAAATAGTTTTGGTGCATTTATATACCCCGAGAATCAAGAACAAGTTCTCTATGATATGTATACATATTTAAAACATTAGTACTTTTAAAAAGGAGGAAATACTGATGCAATGGAATGACCATAAACAATTGGAAGGAAAACACGCATTTCTAGGCGCTAGTAATTTCCATTGGATTAATTGGAATGACCAAATATTTGAGAATCGATACTATAGCCAATTCGCGACAACAATTGGAACTGCCATACATGCTTTAGCACACGATTGCATTTTGAACAGAACCAAATTAAACAAACACGATAGACATTTAATCGAAATGACATTATATCATGTGTTTATTCCAAAAGATGCGTACGATCCAGATGATATTTTGATGAATCTAATACCATTCGTTAATGATGCTATTGGCTATCATATGTCGTCTGAAATATTGTTGTATTATAACAATTATTGTTTCGGAACATGCGATGCTATATCTTTTAATGAAAAAGAAAAATTGTTAAGAATTCATGACTTGAAAACCGGATCTACTCCAGCGCACATGGAACAGCTTCTTATTTATGCGGCATTATTTTGTTTAGAGTACCATAAGAATCCGCATCAATTTAGAACTGAACTTAGAATCTATCAAAACTTTAATATTTTAGTAGAAACTCCCGAAACAGATGATATTGAGGCTTTTATGAATCTTATTCAAAATAGGTCTCAAACTATAATGTCATATTTAGAAAGAGAGGGCAGATGATTATGAATTATGAATTTATTAATAGTAAAATAAATAAAGACTTTTATGATGATTTGCCCGGATTCGTTTGCGAAGAATTAGACAAATTAGTCAAAAAGTATTATCAGGAATCTTGGTTTCTTAAAGCATGGAATGAATACAGAAGCCATGTTTTAAATGCCAGCATCAATGATGTTCAAATGCCTGCATATATTTTTGATAAATATGCCGAAGGCGATATTAAGCATTCTGATATGGATTTGTCTGAGCATTTCACTGCAAATGATCTAATGCATTATGGAATGCCTAGACGTTCTGGGCGATATCCTTGGGGTTCTGGTGAAGATCCTTTTCAACATGCTCCTGATTTTTATGCTCGAGTTAAGCAATATAAAAAAAATGGGCTTACTGAACAAGAAATCTGTGAAGCAGAAGGAATCAACACTAAAGAATACCGAATGGCATATTCTATCGCCAAAGATAGAACAAGAGCAGATAAAATCGCATATGCTAAAAGCGCCTTAGCCGATGGTAAAACTAAAACCCAAATCGCAAAAGAGCTTAGTGAAAAATATGGTGAACATATTGGCGACACCACTGTTGGCTCATTACTTAATGCAGATAGAGAAACTCGAACCAATATTGCGATGAATACTGCTACAAATCTTAAGAATATTCTTGATAAAACCAAATCAGGATATTTAGATGTTGGCGTTGGTTCTGAAAGAGAATTGGGAATTTCTGGTGAAAAGCTTGACACAGCATTGTATATTTTGCAAAATGAAGGATATAATCTCTATAATATTCGTGTTCCTCAAGCCACTTTGAAGGGGCAAGGGACTGAAGTAAAAGTATTAGCAAAATCAGATAAATCTAAACCAGCACAGCAAGATTTTGATAAAATCGAGCATATTGGCGATAAATACAAATCTTATGATGATGGCGAAACTTTTAAAGAAGCATTTCATTATCCAGCATCATTGGATTCTAAGCGATTGGCAATTCGATATGCCGAAGATGGCGGTTTAGCAAAAGATGGTGTTGTTGAAATTCGTCGTGGTGTAAAAGATTTGTCCTTAGGCGAATCTAACTATGCTCAAGTCCGTATTTTAGTAGATGGAACTCATTATATTAAAGGCATGGCAGTATATTCTGATGGATCTGATATGCCGGATGGCATTGACCTTATATTTAATACAAATAAGGACAAGTCTAAGAGTAAAATGGAAGTTCTTAAACCAATTAAGAACGATTCTGAAAATCCTTTTGGATCTGCGATTAAAGAAGGAATTGGCCCTAGCGGAGGGCAATCATATTATATTGGAGACGACGGCAAAGAGCATTTATCTCTAATTAATAAGCGGTCTGATGCGGGTGATTGGGGCGAATGGTCGAAGGAACTTCCATCACAATTCTTATCTAAGCAACCAAAAGCATTGATTAAACGTCAGTTAGATCTAGCGGAAGCTGGAAAAGATTCTGAATTTGACAACATTATGAAAGTGAACAATCCGACTATTAGAAAACAAATGTTGGAAGAGTTTGCTGACAAATGTGATAAGGCTGCCGTAGAATTAAAAGCTGCGCCGCTTCCTGGACAAAAATATCAAGTCATATTGCCGTTGACTTCTGTGAAAGATAACGAAATATATGCGCCTAATTACAAAGATGGAGAGCAACTTATATTAATTCGTTATCCACATGGCGGCACATTCGAGATTCCTACTTTAACGGTTAATAATCGTTTAAAAGAAGGAAAAGATGTAATTGGCACGGCTGGCCAAGTTGATGCCGTAGGCATTAGTAAAGCTGTGGCTGACCGTTTATCTGGCGCTGATTTTGATGGTGATACTGTCATGGTTATTCCAGTAACTGGAAAATTTAAAGTTTCAACAAGCGAACCATTAAAAGGTTTGATTGGGTTTGATCCGAAGATGTCTTATGGGCCAGATCCAGTTGAAAGCAAAAAAGCAAGCGCTGAAGCTGGAGAAAATATATATGTACGTAACGGCGTTCGATACAAATTAATGAAAGATACCCAAAAGGAGATGGGTATGGTATCGAATCTTATTACAGACATGACCTTAAAAGGAGCCAGCCCAGATGAATTAGCAAGAGCCGTTCGGCATTCTATGGTTGTTATTGATGCTGAGAAACATCATTTGGACTACAAGCAAAGCGAAATTGATAATGGTATTCCTGCATTGAAAGCTAAATACCAGCCAAGGAGATATGATCCATTAACTGGAACAGAGCATGCTGGTGCATCTACGCTAATATCCAAATCAAAATCTCCGTCCATTGTTTTAGATAGACAAGAAGGCGCCCCTTTTGCTAAAGATACTGGAGATCGGTTAAAATTAATTGATTCGACTAAGAAATTGTATATTAACGAGAAAACTGGCGAAATTTATGGTGACAAAGATAAAGTTATTTTAAAAGCGGATCCTAAAACAGGTAAAAAAGCTTATCGACTTACAGGAGAGATGAAGACTGAAGTATCTTATATAGACTCTAGCGGTAAAAAACAAACGGTTAGGGCTTATGCTAAAGATGGATCATTGTATTATAAAAATAATGAAGGCAAATATGTTAAAGTTACTACTGAAAAAGTCAAAGCAATACCAGTTACAATAAAATCCACTAAGATGATGGAAATCGATGATGCTCATAAATTGTCTTCTGGCACGATTCAAGAAGAAATCTATGCCGACTATGCAAACTATATGAAAAATCTTGGTGATAAAGCTAGAAAAGAGGCAATGGCCATCAAAGACATCGACTATTCACCTGCGGCAAGAACTGCCTATAAGGAAGAAGTCCAACAACTTAATTATAAATTGGATGAAGCTTTAAGGAATTCCCCTCGTGAAAGGCACGCCCAGATGATTGTCGCATCCCAAATGAAAACTTGGAATGCCGATAACCCCCATTCTACTAGTGAAGAGCGAGGCAAACGAGAAGCCCAATTCTTAGCTAGAGCAAGAGCAGCCGTTGGGGCTAAGAGAAATAATATCTATATCACTAATAAAGAATGGGAAGCTATACAGGCTGGCGCTATAACTAAGAGCAGATTATTGGACATTATTAATCATGCTGATAAGGACCGTTTAAAACAATTATCGATGCCACAAAACTTTGCTAAACTAAGCAAAGTACAGGTATCTAGAATGAAGAGCCTGTCGAATAGAGGATACACAAACGAAGAGATTGCATCACAATTAGGTGTAAGTTCTTCAACAGTAATTCGTTACTTAACAGGAAAGGAGACTGCCTAACATGGATAAGAGTGTCCGTATAACAACTGAAGATAATCCATTTAATCCTTTCACTGAATGGAATGAATGGTACTTCTACGACCTTTCAAAAGGCTATTCAACTTGTGAACGTTTAGATCGACTTGCAAAAACTTCATCTGATTTGTCTGATGAATTTAATAATGGTGAATTGAATGATGCTATAGACCAGCTTATAGAGATGGGAGCTATAGGCAAGGATGGAACTATTGTTCAATATAAAAAAGTTTACAAGAATTAATACCTTTTTGACAAAAAAAAACAGTATTCTTGACCAATAAATAAGTCAAGAATATAGACCTCGGGACTTTGGAGATCCTAAAAATACATCCCTAGGGGAGGTGCCCCGAAAAAAGCACCCCCTTAGGGTT